GTGGCAACAATATTGTATTAAAAAAATCGTTTTATGGTTGTTCAAATTATCCTGAATGTAAGTTTACTTTAGCTGAACATTTTAGAAAGAAAAAACTAACCAAAACGAATGTAAAAGAATTACTGGAGGGAAAAGAAACCCTGGTAAAAGGAATCAAAAACAAAGAGAAAAAGCCCTACAATGCCGTTGTAAAAATTGGGGAAAAGGGATATATTGATTTTATCTCTTTTTCAAAATAAACATAAAAGCCCTTTAATGAACTGCACCCCAAAAGTTAGACACAAAATCTAACGATTGGGGTGTTTTTCTTATGAAATTAAGTTATGAAGATAAACTAGAAATATATGAGCTGAGAAAGAGTGGCATGTCGTGGGTCAACCTTAGCCAGATATACAAGGTCACTATTGCCAATCTCACCTACATGATAAAACTCATGGATCGATATGGCGTGGAAATCGTTGAAAAAGGTAAAAATAGGTATTATTCACCTGAATTAAAGCAAGAAATAATGGATAAAGTCTTGATTCATGGGTGTTCTCAACTCTCAGTTTCCCTTGATTATGCCTTGCCAAATCGAGGAATGCTTCCCAATTGGATAGCACAATACAAGAAAAACGGGTATACTATTCTTGAAAAACCAAGAGGGAGACCGAGCAAGATGGGACGTAAACGCAAGAAAACCTGGGAAGAGATGACGGAATTAGAGCGCCTTCAAGAGGAAAATGAACGTCTCCGAACGGAGGTGGCCTTCCTAAAAAAGTTGAGGGAACTTCGCTTGAGGGACGAAACACTAGTGCGCGAACAGCAGAAACAATTAGAGATATGGTCCAAGGAGGATTCCGACTAGACTTCCTACTTGCGACAGCTAAAATGCCTCGCTCAACCTATTATTATCAAGTCAAGCAACTGGATAAACCCGACAAGAACAAAGCAATTAAGACTGAAATTCAAGCCATTTATGATGACCATAAAGGTAATTACGGCTATCGTCGGATTTATTTAGAACTCAGAAATCGAGGTTTCTTCATCAACCATAAAAAGGTGCAGCGTTTGATGACAGTCATGGGCTTAGCGGCTCGTATTCGTCGTAAGCGCAAGTATGCTTCTTACAAAGGTGAGGTGGGTAAGAAGGCTGATAATCTGATTAAACGTCAGTTTGAGGGATCTAAGCCTTATGAAAAATGTTATACCGATGTGACGGAGTTTGCTTTGCCTGAAGGGAAACTCTACTTATCGCCTGTTCTTGACGGCTATAATAGTGAGATTATTGATTTTACCCTGTCTCGGTCACCTGACTTGAAACAGGTTCAAACTATGCTTGCGAAGGCTTTTCCAGCAGATTTATACAGTGGGACTATTCTCCATAGCGATCAAGGTTGGCAATACCAGCACCAGTCTTACCATTACTTTTTGGAAACCAAGGGCATTCGACCATCCATGTCCCGCAAAGGGAATAGCACAGATAATGGGATGATGGAGTCTTTCTTTGGCATTCTCAAATCTGAAATGTTTTATGGACTCGAGACATCTTATCAATCACTTGACGAGCTTGAAGAAGCTATTACAGATTATATTTTTTACTACAACAACAAACGAATCAAAGCAAAATTAAAAGGACTTAGTCCTGTCCAATACAGAACTAAATCCTTTCAATAATTATTTGTCCAACTTTTTGGGGTCAGTACATAAAGAGGGCTTTTATATATTAATCACAAATCACTTATCACAAATCACAAGTGATTAATCACAAATCACTTGTGATTTGTGATTCTTAATGATACAATATTACTATACAAAAAAAGAAAAGAGTAGTTACCAAAAAACGGTAACTACTCTTTTTTTATAAAAACATTTCCTCATTTTTTAAAAGCTGATCGAGAAATAAAGCACACAAGCACGTTCGCCAATGTCAACAAGAGAAATAACTTTAACAGTTGACTTTATAGAAAAAAAGTATCAGGTGATATTATCGCTTTTGGTGATTGGTACGATTTGGATATAGAATCAGTAAATGAAATATTAAAGCAATTAAAAAAACGCACTCATAGACAAGATACTTGTTTCGGAACGTGAGAAACTTGCGGACGGGACAGTAAGGCAGGAAATCAAGATTTACTATAAATTCATCGGCTTTGTCGGTGAATTACATATCACACCCACAAAGCGGTGGACGGCGTTAAAGCCTAAAAATTGTACGGTGTGCGGTGTTGAATACGTCCCCAGCTCTGGAATATCAAAGTATTGTCCCGCTTGTGCTAAGAGGATACAGAGGGAGAAATCAAACGAGAGCAAACGCAGGAGTAGGGAGAGGAACCGAAGGGCATGTATTGAACTGTCCGCAAAAAATGACCGACTGATATTGTCCAGCGAAATGGACGACTGATTCGACAAGGGAATATGCACCAGGAGGTGGATATTTATCACTATATCACTAAAGGGAGCTTTGACAATTACCTCTGGCAGACACAGGAGAATAAGCTCAAATATATCACTCAGATTATGACCTCAAAAGACCCTGTGCGGTCGGCAGAAGACATTGATGAACAAACCATGACAGCTTCTGACTTTAAGGTTTTAGCCACTGAAAACCCCTATCTCAAACTCAAAATGGAATTGGAAAATGAACTGACAGTTTTAGAAAATCAAAAACGAGCTTTTAATCGCTCAAAAGATGAATACCGCCACACAGTTTCCTATTGCGAGAAGCACATCCCTACTATGGAAAAACGGTTGAGTCAATACGATAAAGATATTGCCCAATCTTTGGCAACAAAGGCGCAAGATTTTGTCATGCGATTTGACAATCAAGCAATGGATAATCGTGCTGAAGCTGGGGACTATCTGCGTAAACTCATCACCTATAACCGCTCAGAGACCAAGGAAGTCAAAACGCTTGCCAGCTTTAGAGGATTTGATTTGAAAATGACAACACGTGGTCCTAGTGAGCCTTTACCAGAGACTGTTTCTTTGATGATTGTAGGCGATAACCAATATACAGTCGCCCTTGATTTGAAATCAGACGTGGGAACCATTCAACGGATCAGTAATACCATTGACCATATTTTGGATGACCAAGAAAAGACGCAAGAGCTGGTAAAGGATTTAAAAGATAAGCTACAAGTAGCCAAAGTTGAAGTTGAGAAAATCTTTCCCAAGGAAGAGGAATATCAGCTTGTAAAGGCTAAGTATGATGTCTTGGCTCCCTTGGTTGAAAAAGAAGCAGAGATTGAAGAGATAGATGCAGCTTTGGCCAAGTTTAGTGAAGATACAACAGCCCAAAAGAAGCAACAACTAGCACTCGAGATATAAGAAAAAAGGCTGACAAATATTTTTGAACGCGGTAAAATGAAGTCAAGAAATCACAAAAGGAGAACAGACCATGACCAAAACAGTAGAAGAAATGCGTTATCAACTTGAAGAATGGTTGTCACAAGGCTTTACGAGTTCAGAAGATAGGGCAAACTACCAAACTTTAAAGGAACAGTATGAAGATGAGACCTTTGATTACAGTTTTTCAAGGCGTGAAATTACTGGACAGCTGGAAATCATCATCACAAATCGTGAGAATGATTTTCCAAGCTTAGATAAGGTGACGAAGGCAGAATACCTTGATTTGGTTGCCCAACTTGATGATTTAGACAAGAGACAGGCTGACTACTATCGCAAGCAATTAGCCTAGAAAGAGGTGTAAGATGTTGGAGCAAATTCTACAAAGCCTTTTGATTATCGCAGCAATAGGACTGATGTTGTTTGTCCTTTATCGGATTGTGAAAGTTTCAGGTGCTTTATTTCTTATCGGACTCATCAGTGGATTAGTCTTTATTGAAATCTATGGAGTTTACCTCTTCTTTACTGAGAGATACCTCTATTCAGAAGATTTAGCAACTAATGGAGTTTGGAGTTTTACAGGATTTTTTATTGCTTTGAATCTATTTCTCGTTTTAAGCTTTATTATAAAGTGGTGGAGAAATAGAATAGTTTAACACGGAGGATTACCGATTGGTAGTCCTTTTTCTTGTGATAAATTTTCCAAGATAATCTTGTTATGATTTGGCTATCACTAATAAAGGAGTAAGCCATGTTAAATAAAGTGAAAGCTCGATTTCTGATTGGAGTAGGAGGTTTAATCGCAGTCAGTTTTATGGTCATGATTGGCTACACGATTGGCTCACAATCCGTTTCAAAACAAACAGAGAACCAAATACGAGCAGAAGCCAATAAACTTGTGTCAAAGAAAAAGCAGGAGGAAAGAGCGACCGTCCTATCAGATGAGCTTGTCAATGAATTTCTCACTCAATATTACACCAAGATCCAGTTAGGAGAAAATAACACTCGTATCAAACCCTACATGACGGATTCGGCCTTTTCAGAAGAGGAAGCAAATCAGAATAAAGCGATCAATCAAGTTTATAAAGATTATATGCTTGACTACCGATTTGAATCAGCCAGTATCTATGTCAATACAGAAAGCCATGTTGCACTTGCGGAAGTTTCCTATCAAGTGACTTATGTTTCTGATTTGAGTGAGCAACAACAGCGAACCACTCAGACAGAAACCAAGACGGTTATGTTATCCTACTCCAAAGTTTCCGACAAGCTCCTGGTTAATCAGTTGACCATTTGGAATGGGAAACTGGAGGACATGAAAGAAGCAACAGATGGAGCCAATTCCAGCATACCAACGATCCAAGGAACTACGACAAGCGAGAACAACTAGCAGGAGACAGTCTTCTGCTTTTTTTGATAGGGAGGAAAGATGACACGAATTAAAGCAGTAAAACAAAAGGCCATTTTAGATGTTGCTGAGAGTCTGGGCTGTTACTTCAGACGTTTATCAGGACACATTTATGAACACCCAGACCATGATTCCTTTCGGATTTTTGCCGATACCAATACTTTCAAATGGTTTTCAAGAGATATACAAGGAGATGTAATTGACTTTGTTCAATTAGTGACAGGTGTTTCTTTCAAAGAGGCTGTATCCTATCTTGAAACTGGGGATTTTGAACAAGTTAAGTTGATAGAAGAAACTTATCAACCATTTCAATACTATTTGCATGAAGAACCCTTTCAGCAAGCACGTACTTACTTGCAAGTCGTCCGTGGCCTAAGTGATCAGACTATTAATACCTTTGGCAGACAAGGATTGCTTGCTCACGCTACTTATCAATCGGAGCCCGTATTAGTGTTAAAAAGCTATGACCACAACGGGACCTTACAGGCCGCAAGCCTTCAAGGTCTCGTCAAAAATGAAGAAAAACACGATCGAGGTTATCTCAAAAAAATCATGAAAGGATCTCATGGCTATGTCGGTATTAGTTTCGATATTGGGAATCCTAAGCGACTCGTCTTTTGTGAATCAGTTATAGATATGATGAGTTATTATCAGCTTCATAACAAGCAGTTATCAGATGTTCGCCTGATTTCAATGGAAGGCTTAAAACTTTCAGTGATTGCTTATCAGACTTTGCGTCTAATAGCAGAGGAACAGGGGAAATTGGCATTTCTAGATACAGTAAAACCAAGCAGGCTTAGCCATTATCTTCAGGCAATACAAGAGACGACAACCTTTTTTCAAACTCATTCAAACGTCATAACAATGGCTGTTGATAACGATGAAGCAGGAAGAGAATTTTGTCAGAAACTGTCAGATAAAGGACTTCCGTTTTCTCAAGATTTACCACCATTGCAGGGCCTTGAAACAAAGTCAGATTGGAATGATATTGTGAAACAGCAGAGTGAACTATCCTTAAGTGATTTTAACCAAACAGCCCAAGCACAAGTCAATAAGAATCATCCTCCACCAAAACGAGTGCGTTCTTTGGAATTGTGATAACAAAATCAAGTTCGCTATCATAATCTAGAAAGTGACAAGGAGGACACCCTATGAGTGTGATTGAACGTCTGGTTGAAAAAGTAGCTAGGCAAGAAGAAAAGGTCTCACGTGAGACGGAGAAATTGGAACACTATCGTGACCAACTACAAACAGCTATGTACAGTACCTTTATCAAACGGCAACAATCTAGTCAGTTGTCATTTCATGAAGCACTAGAGCAAGCCTTTGGTAAAGAAACCATACTACACCCAAATTACAGAAATGAGGAAATAGAATGAGTAAAACATGGAATTTTGATCAGCCACTAGAGGATGTGAAACCAACATCGTCCCATGAAGAACGAGCTAAAATCGCAGCACTCTTCCATAAACAGGATAAAAAACCAATTGAAGAAGTAGATTATGTGGCTGCTTTTGAACAGCAACAAAAGGAGTCAGAATCTAAAGATGGACAAAAGCTCGCATCAACCGTTAAACAAAGTCAGCCGAAGAAGGTAAATATCACACGTGACTATAAACAACATTTGGCTGATACCATTGCACAAAACAACAAGGATATTTCCGCCTGTCAGAAGCAAATTGAAGAACTTCATCAATTGATTGATGAAAAGAAAATCCAAAATAAAAAGTTACAGGCTATTTCAGTAGCCATTGATGATTTATAAGTCAGGTAGTCCTATGCGGGCTACCTTTTTACGATTTAAGGAGAAGAAAATGAAATTCTTTAAAAAGAAAAATCAGAACCAGGATCAATTTAAACGACTGATTCATAGACTATCAGAGATGTCAGATACTGAACAAACCAAAGTAGAGCAACTCCTAGATGTGGTTTTTGATCCAAGTTTCAAGCCTAGCAAGAACGTAGAAGTGTCTCGAAACATTACAAACACAGAGGAACATAATCTTGATAAGACAATTCAAGAAGCGAAAAATAAACTGAATACTGAGCAGTTGAAAAAAAACATTGAGAGATTTAGACAAGGTAGGCGAGAGAGCAATAATAACAAATAACAGACCAATTATTTTGGCCTGTTTTTTGAAATATGTGTCATCGTTGAATCGTAACAATATAGTCTAACTAGATTATTATCTCGTGAAGGTTCTACATTGAACATAAAATAATGGTCACGATGGTCTTTCGAATTTTCCTTATTTAGCTTAAAATAGGGCTTTTGAGATTTTGCCATGGCAAGCATAATATCATCTGTTAAGAAAGTAAGTGGAGGGTTCTGTTGCAAAGTTTTAAATCTACTACCAAATAAGGTAGAATAATAGAAAAAGATAGCAGGAGGAATGACGATGAATCCTTTTAAAGGAAAGAAATTTCAGCAGGATGTGATTATTGTAGCCGTGGGCTACTATCTTCGTTATAACCTTAGCTATCGTGAAGTTCAAGAAATCTTATATGATCGTGGCATTAACGTTTCTCATACGACGATTTATCGTTGGGTGCAAGAATATGGCAAACTACTCTATCAAATTTGGAAAAAAATAAAAAATCCTTTTATTCATGGAAAATGGATGAAACGTACATCAAAATTAAAGGAAAATGGCATTATTTGTATCGAGCCATCGATGCAGATGGTTTAACCTTGGATATTTGGTTACGTAAAAAACGGGACACACAAGCAGCCTATGCTTTTCTTAAGCGGTTAGTGAAGCAGTTTGATGAACCGAAGGTTGTAGTCACAGATAAAGCCCCCTCTATTACAAGTGCCTTTAAGAAACTAAAAGAATACGGCTTTTATCAAGGGACAGAACATCGTACCATTAAATACCTGAATAATTTGATTGAACAAGACCATCGTCCAGTAAAGAGACGCAATAAATTCTATCGAAGTTTACGCACTGCCTCTACCACGATTAAAGGCATGGAAGCCATTCGAGGATTATATAAGAAAACCCGGAAAGAAGGCACTCTCTTCGAGTTTTCGGTCTGTACTGAAATCAAGGTATTATTGGGAATCCCAGCTTAAATCATAGATACCGTAAGGGATTTTATTCTTTATTTAAAACTTTGCAACTGAACCTTTCAGGAGATGCTTTAAGAGGTATTTTATAATTTACGATAGGATATAACTCATATTTTACTCATTGACAAAATATAGATAAAGTTCTATATTAAATATAGATGAATTTCTATGTGGAGGTGAGAATATAGATTATTTAGGATTATCAAAAATTATGAAGGCAATTGCAGAGCCTAATAGACTTCAAATATTAGATATGATTTCAACTGGTGAAAAGTGTGCATGTGATATTTTGGATAATTTTGATTTTACTCATTGACAAAATATAGATAAAGTTCTATATTAAATATAGATGAATTTCTATGTGGAGGTGAGAATATGGATTATTTAGGATTATCAAAAATTATGAAGGCAATTGCAGAGCCTAATAGACTTCAAATATTAGATATGATTTCAACTGGTGAAAAGTGTGCATGTGATATTTTGGATAATTTTGATTTTACTCAGCCGACACTATCACATCATATGAAGGTTTTAATTGAGGCGGGAGTAGTAACCGCACGTAAAGAAGGCAAATGGCAATATTATTCTCTGGTAACAGAGAACATTGAAGAATTTCAAGAATTAATACATCAGATATTGAATACAAAACAAAAAGAAGGAGTTATGTAAAATGAGTAAAGTATCGTTGTACGAACCAGCAATGTGTTGTGACACAGGAGTTTGTGGTCCCGGAGTAGATACAGAATTGCTTCGAGTTTCCTCTATTATTCAAACATTGGAAAAAGCCGATGGTGTAGAAGTGTACTGACCCCAAAAAGTTAGACAAAAAATATTATTGAAAGGATTTAGTTCTATACTGAACAGGACTAAGTCCTCTTAGTTTTTCTTTAATGCGTTTATTGTTGTAGTAAAAAATATACTCGGTGATAGCTTGCTCCAGTTGATCCAGAGACTTGAAAGTCTTCTCAAAGCCATAAAACATCTCTTTCTTCAAGACACCAAAGAAGGATTCCATCATACCATTATCCGTGCTGGTCCTTTTGCGAGACATGGAAGGACGTATGCCTTTACTTGCAAGAAAGCGGTGATAGACTTCATGTTGGTATTGCCAACCTTGGTCACTATTGAGAATAGTATTTGGGTAAGTTTCCTCAGGGAAGACCTTCTCAAGCATGGTCTTGACTTGTATGAGGTTTGGAGAGCGGGATAAGGTAAAATCAATAATTTCGCTATTATAGCCATCCAGAACAGGAGAAAGATATCTTCTTTTTTCTTAATTCTTTTCTTTTTCTTGTCACTAGCTAGCAATACGTTCTTAATGACTTTTGGTGTTAGTGAAGCATAAGTGACAGTAGGACTAACGTCTTTCAAGTACACTACAAAGTAGAGTACACCACCTTCAGTAAGATAATGCTCCAAATTAATCCTGCTTAGAGGGTATCCAACATTTTCGTTATAATAATCATCACAACCTTTAAACTGAACAGGAATTCGCTCCAAAAAATCAATATTTCGTCTTTCTATATTTTTGTAAAAGTATATGTGACCATCCCAGATTGGTTATTTATCTCCCTCAGAAATTTCTCTGTTAATATGTTTTGATTTTTTTAACGCCATTTTTAAATAATCGACAGCATCTTCTTCAATTTGTTTAGATGATTTGGATATAATGCATCTCTTTGAAAATATTCATATAAAAGTATTATATCAATTTTGTGATACCTTTTCCAAATCATCCCTGTTATCCTAATACCATTCCTAAGAAAATCAGTCCTTGATTTTTCACTGGGGGTTTGGGGGCGGAGCCACCAAGTTATCTTATCGTTGGCTGTCAAAACTGGAAGGTTTTGGTCAGCTGGCGATATGATTTTTGGGATATTGTGGACACAATATCTGAGCTCGCAAAGACCTAAATGGAGGATATTAGGCAGTGCCGTGTCTAATACGAGGGCGGGGATATACCGATAATAAAGAATCTGGAGGATGTAGCATGGGAAACCTAGTCAGAGAGATACGCAAGGAAGTCAATTTCTCAATAGAAGAGTATCAACAGATACAAAAAATGATGGCACAAGGGGGATATGAGCAATTCTCCCCTTTTGCTAGAGGTAAATTATTGGAAATAAATCACCAATCATCCCAGCTGATTGAAGAATGGATAAAATATTTACAACACCAAAAAGTAGAACAGATTTACCGAGATGTACATGAAATACTTGTTCTGGCAAAGTCGTCTCAATCCGTCACTATGGAACATCTTGAAATCATTTTGACTTGTGTCAAAGACTTGATGAGGGAAATTGAGATAAGTATTCCATTAAGCCATTCATTCAAAGAAAAGTACATAAGGTAAATTATTATGGAAAATCGTTATCGGACCAATTTGAAAAAGGTATATTTGAGTGATCAAGAATTAATTATTCTCAACAAAAAACTTGCTCAGAGTCAGTGTCCAAACTTTTCTTATTATGCCAGAAAAACCTTACTCGATCCTGGTATGAATTTTATCACAATAGATACAAGAGGATTTCAAGACCTGATTTTTGAAATTCGTAGGATTGGAAATAATATAAACCAGATTGCACGTGCAGTAAATCAAAGCCACCTATTAAGTCTTCAACAAGTAAAAGAATTGCAGCTCGGTATAGCTGAGTTAGAAAAACAGTTGCAACAAGATTTTGACATCAAGTGTCAAAGATTGAGAGAATTTTATGGTCATCACTAAGCATTATGCAGTTCATGGGAAAAAATATCGACGTCAATTAATCAAGTATATCCTTGATCCTAAGAAGACCAGGAATTTATCGTTGATTTCAGATTTTGGGATGAGTAATTATCTTGATTTTCCTGACTATATGGAACTGGTAAAGATGTATCAAAATAATTTCCTTTCAAATGATCAACTCTACGATTCACGGTTTGATAGACAAGAGAAAAAGCAACAGAAAATACATGCTCATCACGTCATTCAGTCTTTCTCACCTGAGGATAAATTAAGTCCAGAGGAAATCAATCGCATTGGCTATGAAACGATAAAAGAGTTTATAGGTGGTCAATATAAATTCATTGTTGCCACTCATGTTGATCAGGATCATTGTCATAATCACATTATTATCAACTCAATCGACTGCCAATCTCAAAAAAAGTTGAAGTGGGACTACGCTCTTGAAAGAAATTTAAAAATGATTTCAGATAGAATTTCTAAAGTAGCTGGTGCCAAAATCATTCCACCTAAACGTTATTCTCATAGAGATTACGAGGTCTATCGCCGTACTAATCACAAATACGAATTGAAGCAGCGGTTATTTTTTCTCATGGAACATTCTATTGACTTCAATGATTTTATGCAAAAAGCTGAGCAACTAAATGTCAAAATGGATTTCTCAAAGAAACATAGTCGATTTTTCATGACAGATAGAGATATGAAGCAAGTCATCCGAGGAGATAAGTTGAATAAGAGAGAACCCTATTCAAAAGAATATTTTCAACATTATTTTGCCAAGAAAAAGATTGAACGGATTTTAGAATTTTTGTTGCCAAGATCCAATTCATTTGATGATTTAGTTGAGAAAGCTGGGTTACTGGGATTAGAATTGAAGAGCAAAATAAAAACGATAGATTTTGTTCTTTCTGATGGACAAAGCTGCATTTCTATACCAAATAAGTCATTAAGTCAGAAAAATCTTTATGACACTACGTATTTTGAGAGCTACTTCAAGGAACATGATGTGGTTGAAGTGCTTCATAATAGTGACGTAAAAACGGAATTTGAAATGTTTGAGTCACAACAGCATTCAGACATATTGATCGAAGAAGAAATAACCGAAGCTTATGAAACGTACAAGACTAAGAGAGATGCAGTGCATGAGTTTGAAGTTGAGATTGCTGAGGAGCAAGTTGAAAAGGCGGTTTCAGATGGTCTATTTATTAAAGTTTGGCTGGGAATTGGACAAGAAGGACTAATCTTCATTCCAAATCATCAACTAAATATCTTAGAACAAGAAAATAAGAAACAGTATCAGGTGTTTATTCGAGAAACATCTTCTTATTTCGTTTATCATAAAGAGGACTCAGAAAAGAATCGTTTTATGAAGGGAAGAGACTTGATTCGCCAACTGACATTTGACAATAGGTCTTTACCTTATAAGAGACGAATAAGTCTGTCTAGACTTCAACAAAAAATTGAAGAAATCAATTTATTGATGACATTAAACATTCAAAATAAATCCTTTCTAGAATTAAAAGATGAATTGGTTGGAGACATCGCACAGCTAGATATTGAATTGACAAATCTTCAAGAAAAAAACGCCACCTTAAACAAGATGGCAGAAGTAGTTGTTAACCTACAAAGTGATAATCAAGATACCAAGCAATTAGCTAAGTATGAATGTTCCAAGATGAATTTATCGCAGAATGTAACAATTGGACAGATTGAATCTGAGATTGAAATGATACAGAATCAGCTAGACAATAAAATCGAAGAATACGAAAATGCGGTTAGAAAGTTGGATGAATATGTAAGAGTTTTAAATATGGATAAATACAAGACAGACGATTTTTCCATTCATATTGAATAAATATTCAAATTTCCAACATATTCTTGTTTATTTTGGTATAATGTATAATGAAGCTACTCTCAAACCGTCTAATTTGTAAAGAAATAAACGGTTTGGGAGTTTTATTTCTATTGTCCAATTAGGACAATATATCAAATTTCTCCTAGTTATCCTCTATACTTTTCCTTAGGAGAAAGATTGATGTACCGACGTTTAAGGGATTTGAGAGAAGACAATGATTTCACTCAAAAATACGTTGCCGAAAAGCTTTCGTTTACCCACTCTGCTTATGCAAAAATTGAGAGAGGAGAACGTATTTTATCGGCAGATGTAATAATAAAACTTTCAAATCTATATAACGTTAGTACAGATTATTTGTTGGGGCAAACTGACTTTCCCCACCGAATAAAGAATAATTTAAAATAGTCCCTCCTGATTTGTTCATTGACAATTGAATAATTCTAGGTGGGACTTTATTTATTTGTTGAGCAATAGAATGTAATGCGCCAGGAAATGAGCGAAAATCATTTATTCAAAAATAGGATGGTGACCTATCTGCCATGACACAAATAATGATAATGATACTTCTGACCGTTCAGGCTGCCATCGAAAAAGGACAGCGGGTGAAATTCCCATGATTGAACTAACCATTCAAATCCCATCTAGCGTGTAAAATAACTTAGTGATTTGAAGGAGGAAAGTGTATGAGAACTGCTACATATAAAGATTTAATGAACTTAGGATTTCCTGAACATACCTCTAGAGACATTATTCGTGAAGCTAAAAAAATTGCTGTAAAAAAGTTTGAAGAAGCTCGCAAAGTTGACCATAATGCGGTACAATTAAGTAAATCGCCCTTTGACAATCGAAGACTAGGTATCGCACCAGCAGAAATTGTGGAACAATTAATAGGGATTCCACTATCTAAATAACATTTAGAAAGTGAGAATCCAAATGGCAACAAAAAGTAGTAAAAAATACAAAGGTGTTTATTGTGATAATAAGGGAAAGATATTTTATCAGATTGATCTTGGAATCGACCCAGTAACTGGCAAAAGGGTACAAAAGAAAGCTAGAAAAAATCAATATGGTAAAACCTTTGAAACAATGAAAGAAGCATATGACGAATTAGTTCGTATAAAATATGAATTTGCCAACAAAGTCAGTTTAGAAAATTACAATATGACTTTTGAAAACTATATGAACAAAATTTATTTAAGAGCATATAAGCAAAAAGTTCAGTCTGTGACATATAAGACGGCTCTTCCTCATCATAAACTTTTTATTCAATATTTTGGTTTAAAGCCATTAAAAGCAATAACTCCTAGAGATTGCGAAGCTTTTAGATTGCATATCATAGAGAATTATTCTGAAAACTATGCGAAAAATTTATGGTCAAGGTTTAAAGCTTGTATGGGTTATGCAGAAAGACTTGGCTATATTTCAAATATGCCTTGTAAAGCATTAGATAATCCTAGAGGTAAACATCCAGAAACTCTATTTTGGACCTATGCGGAGTTTCAGACATTTATCAAATCATTTGACTTACATGATTATGAAGAATTGCAACGATTTACTGCCATCTGGTTATATTATATGACAGGTGTACGAGTGAGCGAAGGTTTATCTTTATGTTGGGAGGATATTGATTTTGATAAAAAATTTCTAAAGGTACATACAACCTTAGAGAAAGATGAAAATGGTAATTGGTATCGTAAAGACCAAACAAAGACTCCAGCAGGTGAACGACTTATTGAATTGGATGATATTACTATTGAAGTACTTCAAGTTTGGCGAAAAAATCAGTTTGCAAATCAAGATACAGATTTTATCATTTCAAGATTTGGAGATCCTTTTTGCAAATCAACCATTTGTCGCATCATCAAACGGAAAGCTCAACAGGTAGGAGTTCCAGTAATTACAGGAAAAGGTCTCAGACATAGCCATGCATCCTATCTAATCAATGTCTTGAAAAAAGATATTTTATATGTAGCCAGACGTATGGGACATGCCGATAAATCAACAACTTTGAATACTTACAGTCACTGGTTTAATGCTTTAGATAAAACAGTTTCTGAAGAAATCACACAAAATATCAAAAGTGCAGGATTGGATTCAATTTTATGCCAAAATTCCTGCCAAACTTCAAATTAAGAACTCAAACCCCTTGATATTGCACATTTAACATGTTGTGCAATTGTTACTCTTAAATAATCGTTTACTGATTGTTTGAAACTGAAAGCCTAGTATTATAGCCTTTTCGCTCTTGAAAAAGGTGATATAAAAGGGTGTATTTCGTTTGAAACACCCCCACAGACACCCCCACAAATTTTTGTGGGGGTGTCTTTTTTATTTTATGAAAAGTAATAAAATTTTATCAAGTCATAGTAATCTGATAATTCAGCTTGTAGTTGTGTATGTTCATTTTCAATACTAGCTATATCAACTTTTTTCTTTTTTAGTGCTTTCTGTAAAAAAACAAATGAAAGATGTTCAACTGTGACATCTAGTTTAGATATATTTAGAAATTTCATTAGAGACTCAAAGTTATTTATGTTTGTTATATAAAATAGAGAATTGTTCTTGCTACTTTTATCATCTAGAAATAGTTTATGGATAGAATTTTTAGAAGGAATGTGCCATAAAATTTTTTCGGCTCTTTTTTTTAGTTTATCTGTTCTTAGACTTTCTTTAATATCATATGTACCTTTATTTTTCTCTTGTAATAAGATAATCTTTTCATGACTTTTGACTAGTCTATCTCGTAAGCCTTTTGAGGAGAAATAATTTTCAAATAGTCCTATTGCCGTTTTGATGTGATTCTTATTAGATTTAGTTATACCCAAAAATTTTTCGAGGGAGATGCTTTTTCCTTCGGTTACTTTATTGTAGTTTTTATAAAATTCATGGAGTTTTAAAAGAATAATTTTTTCTTCAAATGAAAATGTATCACTTGATTTTTTCGCAATATAGCTTTTAATTTTACGGAGTTCCTTGTTTTCTAAATACAATAAATAGTAATGGTTAGCAATTTTCAAGTTTTTTTTCATAAAAATATTTAACTCCTTATAGAAAAAGTGTCAAGGTTTTTCCCTTGCACCTAATATTATATCATGGTGTTCTGATAAATACTCCCTTAGAGGTGACAGTTAAACTGTGACAATGTAAAGTAAGGTTAGATGTAGTACTATATTATTAAGCAAGTTGCAATCTTGCTAGACGCAAATCGTACGATTAAACTTGTCAGTATTCTAGAAAGTCTGACTATGCTGAAAAATCCTACATAGCCCGTTTCTATCACTATTGTCGGTTAATGACTAGACGGGGATTCATTGGCCTAGAAAGGAGGCTTTATGCCTTTTACCAATAATAATACTCCACAAGAGTTTTTAGAGAAACTAAATAAAAAAATAGATTCAGACCGTCCTCAAGAAGGTCTAGTACAATCCTACTCAACAGGCGTTATCGAAGCGACAGATGATAAGCCAGCAATCTCTTATGCTAGCTTCAACTGTTGTGACCCTGATGAGTTTGAGCTGTTTTCCAGAATCAATAGAGAAGAACTGACACCTTCTTTTCGAGTAAAAATTAAAGGATATAGTGGTCAGTCATTAGATAACTTTGTCGGGCAAACGATTGATCTTTCATCAGCGGAACTCGTTTTCAAACTAAATCGTTTCAAACAGCCTGTGGGCTTAGATTTAGTTATCTCTCTTTAACCTTAGGGGGTATTTATTATGAAAATAATAAAAAATTTTTTTAATCAGTTTCTTTCTCTCAAATGGTATCATCAGGTTTTATCTGTTCTACTAGTTTTAATTTTACTTGTTTTATTCATCAGATTCTTAATTTGGATTGTCCCAATTTTCGGAGCAATCTTAGCATTACTAATTATTTTTACTGAGGGAGAAATCTTCTCTACTACGTGGGAAAGCTACAAGCAAAGAAAACAAGCTCCTACAAATCCTTTATTTATAACTGTTTACCATAGATTAACTGAACAAGGAGTGACAGAATTGCCTGTTTCCACTTTGCAGTTTACTCAAGGGGTGGAGTTTCCAGATTTCAATCAGGGAGTATATTTCATTCATCTTGAAAAAGATATCTCTGATGAATCACTTGCCGATTTTGAAACTAAGGTTAGACAAGAAATTAAATTCCTGTCTAATAGTTTAACGGATTGTGTGGTCAGTCGCTCTAAGCGTGAACCTTTCCTGGCAATCAAAGTTCGTTTGGTGTCAAGCGATGAAATGCTACTTCAAAATCATACTGAAGAGGAAGATTTTTAAGTATGATAAAAAATGTATTTGAAACCAATAACAGGGGGCACCCTGCCCCTATTAATATTGATATTAACCGATATTTTGCTTGGATAATTTCAGGACCGTCAGGCTCAGGAAAATCAACCTTTTTACGCAGATTATTGGGTTTAGTATCATTTTATGATGTTACTGCTGAAGCCTATTTTATGGATTTTAAAGCTGATGATGAGATGTTTTCAATGACTGGTAATCATATCGCTAGAGGTTTTGAATGTCTTGGACTTTTTGAAACAGTTTATAAAAGATTTGAAGCAAGGCTAAACAAGTCAGAAACGAATAGTCATAATGTCTACTTAATCTTTGATGAGTGGCAAGCCTTTCTAGCTTACCTTGAGCAGATAGACAAGAAAAAACACAAAGATGTCTTATCAAAAATGTTGATGATAAACAGCATGGGAAGAAGCTTAGGTTTGAGAATTATACTATCCAGTCAACGTTTCCTGATGTCTGATTTGCCTGGTCGCTACAATTTCAACTGTATTATCTCATTATCAACAAGTTTTCTGCTAGCGACTAATAACCGACAACTTTTATTTCCTGACATGGAGAAAGATGAAGTTATTGTCAAACCTAGAGGTTATGGTTATTTTCAGCTTGAGGGCGAGCCAGTAAAATTGTTTCGCACAATTCCTGTAAAAGATGAAGAACGATTGAGTCAGCGCATTCAAGAGTTATTTTCTCGCTATGAGTGAGTGGGAGCGGTTTTTCTGCTACACTAGTTTTGACGACAGTAACCTATCTAGGTGTTTTTTCATCGGTGTAGTGTCGGCATGATTCGATTAGCAGGAAAATGGAGACTTGCAAGGGCTTGAGGGGTGGAGATTTTTCGTAGTGAAGCGGAGCCGTTAAGGCGGGAGAGAAACGAAGAAAAATACTACCCCGTCCCTTGTCCAGTGGACAAGCGTATTTTGGATATTTTAGGTTTCATCGGGCAGGAGAGGCTGGGGTTTGGGGCGAAGCCCCAAGAAAACATTTATTAAATCTAATTCTAACTATTCCTAACGCGTGGTTAAACTGGGCTTGTCAACGGTTTAACCACAGAATAGTTAAAAGAATAATTAAAACAAAGGAGTTTAACTATTCCAATGAGCAAGAAAAAAGAAACTGTCTTAGGTTCTATTCTAGTAACTCAACAGTTCGATATTGACTACTGGAAAAATGGTTGGGATAAAGAAACCATAGAATCAGAAGATATTAAAAAAATACTAGCTGAAATCATTGAACGAGCTAATCAAGTTGCGACAGTATCAGAAGCCTATGCGATAAAGCATGATAAGGACTTTACAGAGCTTTTCGATATTGAAACTCAATCAACACTGACTAAACCAGTTGAGCCACATATTCACACCTTGTTAAAATTCTCTAAAGGGGCAACTCTACCAGAATTAGGAGCTCATATCGGTATTGAACCTCAATACCTTGAGAAAGCTAAATCAGGTCGTTACGGTTATGATAATTTACTGGCTTATCTCATTCATGCTAAAGATAGTGATAAACATCAGTACAATCCTGATGAAGTTATCACACTTCTTGGGAAAGATTATCAAGAGGTTTATCAGGAACGGCAAAAATCTTGGTTACAAGGACGAGCTAAAAAGGAAGTTCAAAAAACACAAGAGGATATTGATTTACTGCTTGACGATATTCTGAATGAGCGTATCACAAAGCAAGAACTCTTATTAAATCCCTCTTATCACTTGCTTTATGTCGTTCATAAGACAAGGATAAATGAAGCCTTTAGAGCCAGTGGCGAAATCAAGGGAACACGGACTAAACAAGATTTAGAAAATGGCTTATTCAAAAAAACTATTCTCTTTGTTTATGGTAAATCAGGGCTTGGCAAAACTAGACTAGCCAAGGAATTAGTCTCTCTGCTTGAACAACTAGCGAGCGTTAACGGTCAAAAATGGCAATCAGTTTTAACGGCTGGAACGAATATTTTTGATGAAGTCAATGGAGAAGAAATCTTACTCCTTGATGATGTCAGGGGAGATAGTCTGACAGCTTCTGACTGGCTGAAAATTCTTGACCCATATAGTATTAGTCCAATTTCTGCACGCTATCAGAACAGAATAGGGTCAGCTAAGGTTATCATCATCACTAGCACCAAGCACCCTTTAGAATTTTTCTATCATACCAAGGGGAATGATAGAGAAGATTTATCCCAGTATATAAGACGGTTTGACTTTCTTATTAGTTTGGAGAGTGAGAGGGAAAATCTAGTATATTTTGAATCAAGCCCTACAAAAGTCTATCAGCGTAGGAGAAAAATTCCTAAAACTGATATAGATGTTTACCTATCTTATGACTTTTCCGCAAATGCTAGATTGGCTAACAAGTCTTATCTTTTTGAGTTATTACTAGCCAAAATAGGACTAAACAACCAATGGGAAAATTGGGACTATAAACTAAAAACCCCGTCAGACACTTTGGCGAGCGACGCTGACGAGGCTGAACATAGTACAGAAGAAAAGTAACTTCTGTACCTCTATTATATCATGGAAAGAGGTTTTGATGGAAACTATCAATCATAAAAAATTGACTGATCTTGGATTTTCAAAAACAGCATCAAAGCAGATTATTAAGGAAGCAAAGCTGATTGCAGTTACACGATTTGAAGAAGCTAGCAATTCTTCAAGTAATATAGTAAAATTAAGTAAATCACCTTTTGATAATAGGCGATTAGACTTAGCTCCTACTAGTATTGTAGAGGAGTTACTGGGTTTTCAAATTTCACACTAGGAGGATTTGAAAACAATGTCTAAAAAATATAAAGGTGTATTTAGGGATAGTAAGGGACGGATTTACTGTCAAACGGAGTTTAAGGCTTCTGCTACTGGAAAAAGGCAACGCTTCAAAAGATACCGCAATATGTGGGGGAAACCTTTTAAAAGTGAAAAAGAAGCCTATGACGAGCTTTGTCGAGCTAGGGTTGAATTTTATGATAAGTTCGATTACTCGGATTATAATTTGACTTTTGCCCAGTATATGGAAGATATTTTTCTTCCATACTATAAGCAGACGGTTCAGGATTCTACATATCGAACAGCCATTACTCATTTTCAGCTTTTCATTGAAATTTTTGGAAAGATGAAACTGCGTGATATTAGACCTCGAGATTGTGAAAGATTTCGATTGAAATTGATTGCTGATTATTCTCCAAACTATGCAAAGTGCGTTTGGATAAGACTTAAGCAATGTTTAGGCTATGCCGAGCGTATGGAATATATCAAGAATTTTCCTTGCAAGGCTTTGGATAATCCAAAAGGTAAGCGACCTGATACAAAATTTTGGACTTTTGACGAGTTCAAAATAGTCCTATCTACTTTTGATTTGACTGATTACGAGGACTTGCACCGTTACACCACAACTTGGTTATATTATATGACTGGTGTGCGTGTCAGCGAGGGTTTTGCTTTGATATGGTCAGATTTTGATAAGGATAATAAACGGCTTTTTGTCCATTCAACCTTAGAAGCACTCAAAGGTGGCATTTATAAGCGTAAGGAACAGACCAAAACGGAAGCTGGTGTACGGTTCGTTGATTTAGATGATGAAACAATCAAAGTTCTTGAGCGCTGGCGAGCAGTCCAAGTCTCAAATGCTGATGATGATTATATTCTGTCAAAATTTGGAGAACCTATGGTAAAATCCACCCTGACAAGAATGTTAAAGCGACACGCCAAATTGGCTGGAGTTCCTGAAATTACAGGTAAGGGATTAAGGCACAGTCATGATTCGTTTATGATAAATGTCCTTAAAAAAGATGTTCTATCAGTTTCACAACGCTCTGGACGAGTTGATAAGGCGACCACTCTAAATACCTATTCACATTTCTATAATGCCAATCAGCAAACGGTAGGCAATGAAATTACCGACTTATTGCAAAAGGAAGGGGTAAATTTGACACCCCTACAAACACCCCCACGGGTAGAAACAGGAAAGAAAAACGCATAATAGCAAGGTTTGTGAGCACTATGCTCATATTACTCTTAAATAATAGAGTTACTACTCAAGTAGCCTAAAAACATGATTAAACCGCTATTCTTCGGAGTAGCGGTTTTTCTTTTTGTCTGAAAAGGGGCAAAAAAGGGGCAAACTATTGATAAAGATTATCTAGGACAGTTACAACTTGTGACTTAATGTTTTTAGTCACGTGGGTGTATATCTCCATGGTTGTTTTTCCGTTATCCTTGTGCCCTACACGTTGGGTAATTGCTTTTAAGGGGATATTATGCTCAGCTAGTGTGCTAATGAGTGTGTGACGTAAAATATGAGGGTGGAGTGGTTTTTGAATCGGTTTTTTTAAGGTCTCATTAGCATTTTTCATCAGCTTGCCAATTGAAGACTTTCCTATGGGGATGCCGTTGTCTGATACGAATATAAATCCCATATCTTTGTAATTGGGGTTGGTGTTTTTTCGGAGTTCGTGTAACTGGATGAACTCTTCGATGATTTCAATTTCTTTGTTTGTTAAATCTACAGTTCTGATAGATGCGGCTGTCTTTGGTGTGGTTTTTACACCTTCTGATCCTTTTTTAGTTGGATCGAGTGTGCCGTTGATGGTGATGGTACGGTTGTTTTTGTCGTAGTTTTCAAATCTGATAGCACCAGCTTCACCGACACGACAACCATTTAGAGCCATAAACTCTGCCATTCTTGCAACATGATAGCCACGATTGTATTGTTTCATGGCTTCTAGCAGTCTTGGGAGTTCATCTTGTTCTAGGTATTTATTTGAAATATTTTCCATTTCTTCATAAGTGATTATTTTTTTAGGTAAACGTACCCGCTCCATGGGATTTGATGTGATGAGTTCCATGTCCAGGGCGTAGTTAAACACCATGCTCAGGACTGACTTGTGTTTTCTTAGTTTGATGTGGTTAGCAGTAGATGTGGTAAAGTATTGCTGCGCATATTTTGGGGTGATGTTTTTGATTTTGATACCAGGGGCAAAGTCATTTTTAACCTCGTTGACAGCATAGACCATTGTCTTTTCAGTAGAGGCTTTGATGGATTTTTTGTGCAATGCCCACCAATCATCCAATACAGATGTAAAGAGCATGTCTGAACTGGTTAGGGATTGTAGTTTGTCAGCTATTTTTTCCTCTAAGAGTTTTTGAGCTTCTTTGCTAGCACGATTTGAGCCGCTTTCAAGAGTGACTGATACTCTGCGCCATTTCTCTGTGTAGGGGTCTTTGTAGCGTTCGAAATATTTGAATTTACCGTCTGGTAATTTTTCTTTCCACATTGTTTTTACCTCATTTCTGTGTTAAAATGGGTATAAAGAAAAGGGCTTTTTAATGCCTGTTCTTTATTCACCAATCACCCCACATTCAAGCTTGCCGGCGGAGAGTGTGGGGATTTTTTTGTTATGCACCTAACTTTAATTCAAGTTGCTTCTTATCAGCAAAATTAAGGACGTTTATATTATATTCCTGTAATGCTGCCAAATGTTCATCTTTGATATTTTTAAAACCTTCATCACTAACGATAATGTATAATTGTTCTTTATCGCCATATTCACGTTTTCTAAACTCAGATGTATCTAACCAGCTGGCTAAAATCGTGTCAACTTGTTGCTTTGTAATATTGTTATGTACTCTAGCAATTTTGGAAATACCGTGACTCATAAAGACAAAATTAAAACGGTGTTCTAATCGTGATCTACCCGATATAGAAAAGGAAGGAAAAACGGTATATTTGTTATTTTCCATAAAGTAATGTTTAACATCATCTAAAAATTGAGATTTTATGTTATTGGGGTGGAGTTGAATAAAGTCATAGACGTTTATTAACAGTTGTGTCATATCATGAATAGATTGACCTAATTGACTTTTAGTAGTTACTTTTTGGATAGAGTTTTCAACTAATTCAAAACCGTTATAATTCAGAAGTGATTGTAATAAATCTTTTCGTCTCCCTTTTTTTGTAACATCGATTCCATTTACAGAGAGGTTCCAAATAGTGTAACCATCATCTGTTATTGTTAATAACTTTCCATCTGATTTAACACTAAAACCAATAGCTTCGCCGAGCGGATCCACAAAAGGAGTTATCACTTCTGTGTGGTTATCAGTGATGTTATTAAATACTGCATTTTCTTTAACAAAAGATAAATATTCGTTTTTAACATCGATTGCATTCATGACAAACCCCTTTCTATATCAAGATTATAACAAATCTTCCTGAATGTTGATACTTATTTTTCCGTTTTGCTGTGTATTTGTATACTCAAGAAGGTTTGTCAGCATCTGAAAAAAATCATCTGTATTTGAAATTGTTTCATAAGGTAGTGGCCAAGCTTTATAATGGGTGTATTCATCTGCAATGGAAAACTTTGTTATTAGCACTATAAAAATAATTTAAGATAAATCTTTGTTTCTCTTTCCCAACAATATGAATCTCTCCAGAGCTTTTGTTTGTCAATTGGTGACTATGCTGTTTTTCTACGTCTTTCAATAACTTTAAGATACCGTGCTTCTTCATCTGTTAAGAGTAATTCTTTCATAAATGTTCTCGTCTTACTTAAATAAGCTTTATTTCAGCTTTTAACGTGGATCAGCATTTGCACGTAATTTTAATTTTCCTCATGCCATCTATCTTACCACCCACTTACTAAACCATTATATTCTTCAATGACCATAACTTCAGCAGTAGTGGTGGTAAGTTCGTAGTATTCCATGAAGTTTAGGTAGTTAAAGTCTTTGACATCGTCTAGTTTTGCGATGGCATCTTTGACGAGGTGGTGGATCATATTTCTATCTGCTTCATTTTCGCAGCGAATACGAGCGTTTTGATATTCTGATGTAGAATGTTCTTGATGACCGAGTTCGTGTAGTAGCACCTTGATTCTTTCTTTCTTGGCTAGCTGGTCTGACAGAAAGGCTACTTTAGTAACAGGGTCATAAAAACCGAGTTCATCAGGCATTAGGTTACCGTCGAACTCATGAATCTTAATACCAAATTGGCTAATAATATCTTTTTCTGTCAATTTGCCACCTCTAATCTCCAGCCTCTTTAAGATATCCCTCAATGATGGACTGGATGATTTTTTTCTTTTCATCGGTTAATTCCCTACCACCAAACATCATGACGTTATTTGCCATCTCTTCAACCTTGAAGACTTGGTTGTCGATGGTGTACTCTTTATTTTTTATCGGATTAGATAAATCTGAACCCATCAAGTCGGACAATGATACACCGAAAATTTTAGCGATATCATTTAACACTCCTGCTTTAGGAGTATATTTCCCCCTTTCCCATTCACTTATGGACGATGAGCTTTTTCTACCTAATCTAATCGCCAAATCAATTTGTTCCATCTTATTTTTCTGTCTAAGGAATTTTAGATTGGAAGCGAAATAGTTTCTGTCTGTTTCCATTTAGCGAAATACCTTTCATATTTTCTTTACTATATAATATCACTTTATCCGAAACAAAACAATCTAAAACGGAAAAAAATTTCTAAAAAAATGAAATAAAATACTTGACTTCGGAAAACCGAAGTGTGTAATGGAATTACAATCAAGAAAGGAGCAATAAATGGCGAATAGTTTAAAAACTTTAAGGCGCTTTCGCGGGTTAACCCAAGAACAGTTGTCGAAAGAAACGAGCGTTACGACAAGAACAATCCAAAACTACGAGAATGATATTGCTAGCCTCAGACGAGCAAGTTATGAAACCATAAAAAAGCTAGCGTTAGCATTGGATGTTTCTGTTGACGATATTTTTTTAGATGATATTTCGGAATTTCTGAAACTACCATCATAAGAAAGGAGGAGGGGAAATGAAGTTGGGAAAAGTGAAAGTTCTTAATGTTGAATTCGTAGGAGTCGAAAAACTTCGTGAAGCAGACACTGTAAAGAAAAAAGCCGACGAACTGGAACAGGCGATTCAACGGCTCAATGAAATAGAGGTGGAATTAAAAACCAAGAAATAGAGGAGGAACTATCATGACTTGGATTGGGATAACTTGCGTACTTTTGATTTTATTGACTTATATAGAGATGTTAACTTTTGCAATATCATTACTAATTTTTGATGAAGGAGCTCCAGTAGTGTTACTTGTATTGAATGTAGTTGCGATTGCTCTTCTTCCTGTATGGTGGCCAATCGTTGCGCAGCTATATTGATACAGGTGTTGAACGATGAGTAAATCGGACTGACAATTATTGTTCGTTTGGTTAGTTGCGTTACGCCTATGAGCGTTTTGTTTAACTCTTTAAAATAATCAGGATGCATAAATGTCTTCTTTTCCCTAGGATCTTCAATACCTAATGCTTTTTTGACATTTATTCTGAACACATCGAAATCAGAACGCTCTGATTCAGATAAAAATACTAAGCACTTTAGTGAAGATGCTTCGAAATCTTGAATTTCTTTATCTGACAATTTTTGAGAAGAGTCCAATTTAGCAATGATAATACCGCTTTTTTCAATATAGTCTTGGAATATATAATATTCTCTATTATATCGTTTACTGTAACTTTCTTTATATATATCTAACATTTTAGATTTCAATTCTGTACGTCTTTGAACATAAGCTACAATCATTGGTGAAATTAAGGAAACGCCTAATATAATGACGGTGACAAAAGCGATTAAATCAGAAGTTTCCCATTTTGAAAAATCAGGCATATTATTCCTCCAATCAATATTTAAAACTATTATACCAAACAGAAAGGAACAACATGAACGGAATTATAAAAATTAACTTGAATGATAATCATGAGCCTGTGGTGTCAGGAAGACAACTACATGAGGCTTTGGGGGTTCAGTCACGATATACAACTTGGTTTGAAAGAATGACCGAGTATGGATTTGTCGAAGGTCAGGACTTTCTCCCAAATTTGGGAAAAAGTACGGGAGGTCGCCAAGCTGTTGACCACATTATCAAACTAGACATGGCTAAAGAAATTGCTATGATCCAGCGTACTGATAAAGGTAAACAAGTCCGTCAGTACTTCATCCAAGTTGAAAAGGACTTCAACAGTCCTGAGAAGATTATGGCTCGCGCTTTGCTTTTGGCAGATAAGAAGGTGCATAAGCTAGAAGCTCAAATTGAGGCGGATAAGCCAAAGGTGCTGTTTGCCAATGCTGTGAGTGCTAGTCAGACGTCTATCTTGGTTGGTGATCTTGCTAAACTGATTAGTCAGAATGGCTACAAGATTGGTGCTAATCGTCTGTTTGCTTGGTTGCGTGATAATGGCTATCTTATCAAGCGTAAGGGTAATTCATGGAATATGCCAACGCAACGTGCTATGGAGATGAAACTGTTTGAAATTAAGGAAACGACAATCACACACGCAGATGGACATATCTCAATCAGTAAGACAGTCAAGGTTACTGGCAAAGGTCAGCAGTATTTTATCAATAAATTTATCGGAGAGGTAAGCGCATGAGACCAAAACATTATCCGTATAGCGGACAAAAGAAAAAGCAACCTCATGAAGAGATTGCTGAGTTGGAAAGCAAAATCAAGTTGTTAGAAAGCTTGATATGGCAACATCGAGCGGAATATAATTATCGAATTTCCAAAATCGAGCCAGACTCAGTAACAGAGTAACCAGCAGATTTTAGCTCTGATAACAGCTCATCGTATGGAATTGCATAGTTTTCTGGATAAATAATAGCTACGTTGTTATCACGAATACTTGAGAATGTGCCTTGAAGATAGATATCTAAGTCTTTCCAAGTATAGTTTGCGCTACGCTTTTCAGGTCTTGGACTTAATTTATCCATAATATTCTCCTTTCTAACTTATTTGACTAACGATTTTCATAAGGAGTTAAGAGGTCTTATTCAATCGATTTGTCATGTATATATTATATCAGAAAGGGTAACTAAACACAATATATTGTGCATGCTCAAATAACAAACACAATATATTGATTTTTCAATACGATATGAAAAAAATATTAAGTAAACTTCTTATTGACAAAGGGATGACCAAAAAAGAACTAGCTGAAAAAACAGGAATTAGCTATAACACAATTATGAACATTGGAAAGAAAGATATTTCTTTCAACAAAATGAAAAAAATCGCTGATGCACTCGACATCAGCCTAGACGAATTTAGATAATCACCTCCCAAGCTAGTAGCCACGGCTCTAGCAGGCAATTAGCTGAAACCTATCTTTATGGCTACGAGGTCGAGAAGGAGCAGTTGTATGTGGTGGAGATACCGAATCCGAAAATTTGTAGTCTTTCTGTTTTGGAAAAATTTGATGACAGTACGGTTTTTATCAACCAAATGGATGTCTTTCCTGTTGATTGGAAAAAACATAACGAGTACCAACTCACCGAATCCGAAATCAAACAGGATTTTGAGTGGGCGTGGGATGCAGGGTTTGCTAAGCCTGTGGAGGTGGAGTAGTATGGTAGAAGTGCATATATGTCTTTCTTGCAAAGATTTCGTTCGTGTTACTCGATTGTTTAAACAATGTAAGATTTGTGGTAGCCGAACTACAAGTGACTTTTTATATCCTCACGAAGTTAATTCTGGTTTCAAAAATTACTGTTTGAATTTAGCGGAATACTGGAAGAGGATAGCTGAGGCTGTGGAGGTGGAGTGATGGAGAACTACTTAATGTATGGAATTGTCATTTTAGGAATCGTCGGTGCTGTGCTAAACCTAGCCCTCATCTTAGTTTATGCTATAGCTATAAAAAATCTTGATGATCAACAACGAAAATATAAAAATGAGATGAGACGGATATTCGGTTGGGATGAATATGATTGGAGCGAGAGTTTTAATAGAGTTAAAAGAAGGTCAGAAAAGTTACGAGAAGAGGTTGATGAACTTAATAGCTTGCCTTTAATCATTCAAGCGAAGAAAGAGGAAACACTTAGACGTCTAATTCAGGAACAAAGCCAAACGCAGAGAGAAATAGAGAGGTTGAGTAAATGAGTATTCTCAGTACGACCGAATGTAATAATTGTCGTTTTAAATACGACACATATGATTTGATGTTGGGGTATTCCGAATGTCCACAGTGTTTTAGTAAGAATTTGAAAGTTATAAAACAAAGGTTTAGGAGGTTGGGAAATGATACCGAAGTTTAGAGTCGCTTATAAAAATAAGATTTTGGGCGAGGTTGGGTCAATTGATTTTATTGACGAGACTATAACGGTGCCTGTTTATGATAACGAAACTGGAGAATATTTAGCTGGTTACGAATTAGGTTTAAATCAAGCTATCCTCATGCAATCCACAGGGCTGTTCGATGTCAACGGCAAGGAGATTTTTGAGGGGGATGTGGTTAAGTTGGTTGATGAGTATGGCTCAGGAATTAGCATGGTCATATTACAAGAAGGTGCATTAGGTATGATAATTGAGGAAGTGTTTGTGCCTTTTGTTGCCATGTCTATATTAAGTTGTGTCGATTACACGCTAGAAGTCATCGGCAACATATATGAAAATCCAGAATTGTTGGAGGCAACCAATAACTAACGAAAAAAGAGCCGTTTGGCTCTAGTCGAAAATGTAATTGTAGAGTTGGACGACTTTTTGAAAGGTCCAAGTGTCTAGTTGGGTAATTTTGCTGGCGTTTCGTGCCCTGAAATCAAAGGTGTAGAGTTGCATCGGGTTGACTGCTCCATCTACCTTGTCAGAAAGGATAGGGACAGATAAGCCACGGCTTTCCAAAGCTTTTGCTCCGTGAGTGATAGGGCAGACAGCGACAAATCCTGTCATCTGGCTGTACTTGTGACTGGAGACGACAAGGGCTGGTCTGCGTTTCTGGATTTCCTTTCCAAGCGAGGGGTCAAAGTCAATCCAGATGATGTCTTGTTTCTGAGGTATATACTTATCCTTCATTGTCAAGCAAGATCACCCCTTCAAAGTCGTTGTCCATGATGAACGGTTCCATGTTATCAAATGGATTTGGGATTTTTGGTGCTAACACGATGACATCATCAATGCCCTTGTAGACAATGAACTCCTTGCCCTCAGCGACGTTCAATTCTTTTGGAATGGTGATGGCAAGCGAGTTACCAACCTTACGTGTTTTAACTGTATTCATGATATGTCCTCCTGTTTGTATATACCAAGTATATACGAAATAAAAGAGGAAATCAAATAGAAAGAGGTAACTAATAACAAAAGAAAAACTTGGCGTGCTACTGGTCGATGTGCCAGAGCCGAGGTTGTTTAAGTATGTTTGTGTAGAAAGGGTTTGGAGTAAAGGTGATTACTATTTTGATATTTCGAAGACAAATAGCACAGAAGTTGTTAAAACTTTGGTATCCCTCTGCACCCAAGAAGAAGCTAAAAAATACCCGCAATTTAGATGGGTAGCGTTGGAGGATTTATGATTGGGAAAACCTACAAAGATAAAAACGACAATCACGTTAAAGTTGTCGCTAAGGCAATGCTGGTCTATACGAATGAATATTTGATTGTGTACGATAATCTAGAAAATCTGCATACGTGGACTATGACAGAAAAAGATTTTAATAACATATTCGAGGAGGTAAAAAATGCATCGAGCGATTAAAACACTGTTTGGTTTTCATCATCATGAGTTTGAGCCTTATCGTGATGAAAAGGGAGACGTCATCTGTTTAGAGTGTGTGAGGTGTAGAAAGAGAGAAGATAAGGTGAATTATGAAGACACGCTACTATGAAACGGTGCTGTATCTGACTATCCTTGTCCTGTCTCTCGTATCGCTGAGTTTAGCGTTAAAGGTCAAGGAATTAGAAGCACGACCGATTGAGATTGTCTATCAAGTTGATAGCGCTGGTGCTGTTGGTACTGGTGTGGTGACGTCCAAATCAGAGCATGACGGACGGTACACCTTAGTATTTGAAAGGACGTGGGAGCTGATGACAAAGGAAACGTGTATTAAATGTGGCAAGGACAGAACGTGGTTTCTCTCAAAATATTGTTTTTCTTGCATGAATGAAGAGAACGAGAAAAAACTTACGAATGATATCCTTTCTGGTGAAGTAGTGGAAACAGAATGCGAGGATGATATCGTTTGCCCTTGGTGTGGCACTCGATACGAACCATTTGATGTAGATGAAAGTTATTCGTTCATGGATGAAGAAAAACATACAACTCATTGCTATGAATGTGACAACGATTTCATTTATCAAGCAGAGGTATCTATTACGTTTTCGACAAGGAGGTCATGATGCCAGAGTATTTGAAAGGGAGAGGAGAGTGAGATGGTTGGTCTTAAAATAGTTATTGCGGTTTTAAAATTTTTATTCACCTAAGATGGTCCGCGCAGACGTTCGATTCGTCTGTTAGGTCTAGTCTGGCCAGACTAATTATAAAAAATAAAGTGGAAGACGCACCCACTAACGAAAGGATATCAGTCTCCTGCGCTGTGAGATTGGTGGCGACCGCTCAGGAAGGCGTTAAAATTTTGATCTTAATAAAAAGCACACAAAAAAAGAGCGTCTCCGCTCCCTTATGTTCGTATTCCGTATCTATTATAACATAAAGGAGACAAGATGAGGAGAGCGGAAGATGTTTTAGATGAACTAAGAACACTACTACCATATATCGAGAGTTTGGCAGAAGAGCGTGCGCAATTAAAGTCTTCTTTGCTCTCAAGCCCTAAGATGAGCGATATGAAAACTAGCGGTGGTATAAAGAAACAAGTTGACGATACCTACTCTGAAATTATGGATTTGGATAAAGAGTTGGCAACTGAAAGTCGTCGTGCGACTGAACGCAAAACAGAAATATCTTTGCTGATCAATCAACTTCCTAACCACGAACACCGTATCTTACTAAGGATGATTTATATTAATCGCTTTGATGAATGGACAATCAGAGATCGTTTAAAAATCGGACGAAATAGATACTTTAAATTAAGAAGGGACGCCTTAAAAGAATTTGAGGTACTAATTAACACTGATTAACACAAAAAGGCACTAATTAACACGAAAAGTCACTAAGGGATAGTGTAGTATAGTATTATCGAAAATTAAGGGTAAAGCAGTAAGCCTTGCCTGTTAAGGAGAGTTACTCAAGAGGCTGAAGAGGGCAGGTTGCTACCTTGCTAGGTCGAATATTCGACGCATGGGTTCGAATCCCATACTCTCCTTTAGGGCTTAGCCTAGATAATCTGTGGTGACGCAGGAAAACTAAGATCACGGCATATCAATCTTAGTGCCAGCAATGGTCAATCTAAGCAATCGAGTTCTTGTGTCATCTGATAGGTGACGACGTGTGAAGTTAAAGAGTCTTTCCAAGAGCCAATCGGTGATGGGCTATGTCAATAGTGCTTGAGACGAACACGGAGAACGAAGAAGGTGTATCAGTTTGAGGGTCGCGCCAAGGGCGGACACCATGTTATTTGTTTGTGGGGTGAAAACCCATGAATAAATAATGAGCCGGAAGGTTGCTAACTGGAAGGTAATAATAGGCGTTGCGCATTTTGTTCCTCAAAAGGGAACGAAACGCATGGCGATGCACGTCTATGATACACCAACAATACATAGAGCTATTATGTTTGGAATGAAAATCTATTGTTTTAAAGCGAAAGACATCACCCGTCACAAATGAAAGTGTACTTCGGTAGCTAGGCTACCCACTCAAATCTCGCAAGGATGAGAGTGAAGTTGAAGAGTAAAGCAGCTTAGACCTTTAGCGGGGTTTTCGTTAATTGAAAAACAGCTTAGTAATTTGTGACGTAAGGAGTGGTTGGTCTAACCAACCGTGCATGGCTATTACTGAAAGGAATTTCAGTGGATAAGCAACTAAATCATAAGGTTGCAAAAGATAGCTGATTAAACGTGTAATCTCAGCGTTTGAATTGGAATAGTTTGACAAGGTAGTTCAAAGCGGGGGCATTTGGTGGACGCATCAAAAAGAAGCGCATGTGCAGAACGCTTGGCTGATACCCAAGAGGATGGAGGTTCGAATCCTTCTCTTGTCGTTCATTTGAATTGGTAGTTCAAGTTGGAAATTTAGTCACACAATCGTGTGGCTTTTTATTTTGGATTGGAGGTGATGGAAAATTGCTAAGTTAACTTTGAAACAACAAAAATTTATTGATGAGTACATCATCTCAGGGAATGCGACTGATGCAGCAGTAAAAGCTGGGTACAGCGAAAAAACTGCAGGGATGGTCGGTTTCGAAAACCTTAAAAAACCTTATATAAAATCGGCGATAGATGACCGTTTAGCTGTTTTAGAAAATCAAAAAATCGCCAAACAAGATGAAGTGTTGCAAGTATTTACATCAATCCTTAGGCAAGAACTGACAGAGGAAATCACCGAAATCAATCCAGCCACAGGCGAATTGGTGACTTATGAAAAGAAGCCATCTATTGCGGAGGTCATCAAGGCTGGAAGTGAATTGATGAAACGTTATCCGACAGCACTGGAATTGCAGAAACTTAAACTTGAAATTGAGAAGCTTAAGGCACAGGTTGGTGGTGAAGAAGGTCAAGATGATAAGATTGCCAACTTCCTGAATATGGTCAAGGAGGCGGTGTCTGATGGATCTGACTAAACTCTACACGCCAAAACAGATACAAGTCTTGAAGTACATCTGGAATCATGATTGGTTTATCTGTGGGCTTCATGGTGCTAAGCGTGCTGGTAAAACAGTTGTCAATAACGATACATTTGTTACCGAGCTTGATCGTGCTAGGCATATAGCTGATAGATTGGGTATTGATGAACCCATCTATATCCTTGCTGGCACATCGTCAACATCTATCCAAAATAACGTTTTACAAGAGCTATATAACAAGTATGGGTTTGAGCCTAAATACGACAAGCACGGATCTTTCATCTTTCGTGGTGTTAAAGTCGTCCAAGTCTATACTGGCTCTATCTCAGGATTGAAGAGGGCGCGTGGTTTTACAGCTTTTGGCGCTTATGTCAACGAGGCATCACTGGCCAATGAGACAGTGTTCAAAGAAATCATCTCACGTTGCTCTGGAGAGGGTGCGCGGATCGTTTGGGATAGTAACCCTGACAATCCAAATCACTGGCTGAAAACGGATTATATCGACTCTGACGATGATATGATTATAGATTTTAGCTTTCAGTTAGACGATAACACGTTTCTGTCTGAACGCTATATCACGTCGATTAAAGCAGCAACACCCAACGGCAAATTTTATGATAGAGATATTTTAGGGAAATGGACTGTTGCTGAAGGTGCTATCTATTCAGATTATGATAAGAATATCCATGAAGTTGATGAGTTACCGTCTATGGTCAGATACTTTGCTGGTGTTGACTGGGGGTATGACCACTATGGTTCTATCGTTATTATCGGAGAGGATAGAAACGAAAATCTCTATCTTGTCGACGGTGTAGCTGAGCAATACAAAGAGATTGATTGGTGGGTTGATAGGGCTAAAGAGTTTCAATTGAAGTATGGCAATATCACATTTTTTGCGGATAGCGCAAGACCTGAGCATGTCGCAAGATTTAACAATGAAGGTATTAAAACTATCAACGCTGATAAGTCTGTTATTGCAGGTATTGAGCTTGTCGCTAAGAAATTCAAAGAAGAAAAGTTATTTATCAAACGAGGCGTTATCCCTCGTTTTTTTGATGAAATCTATCAGTACAAATGGAAACCAAACAGCACAAAAGATGAACCATTGAAAGAATTTGATGATGTGTTAGATGCGTTGAGATACGCTATCTACTCATATTTTGTCGGTGTTGGTTCTAAGATTAAGACGTTTAAAGGAGGATTCTGATGCGGACAGTATCGCTTAATAAGCGAAAGCTATTATCAACAGCTGAAACTGAAATCAATGAGCGTGTTGTGTCAGATGCTATTGCTATTCATCATGAGAAGTTGCTGACAGATTATATTGAGAATGAAGATATGTATCTTTCGCAACACGAGGTCTTGAGACAGGCTAGTAAAGATGCTTGGAAGCCTGATAATCGTTTGGTTATCAATTACGCTAAATACATTGTTGATACATTTAATGGCTATCATATCGGTATTCCAATCAAGGTTAGCCATGATAACGAGCAAGTTAATGAGTTCATTACTGACTATCGTAAATTAAATGATATGGAAGATACAGAATTCGAACTAGCAAAGATTGCGAGCATCTTTGGGCATTCGTTTTTGTACATCTATCAAGATGAAGATGGATTAACCAAAACAACATACAATTCACCTATTAACATGCTGATCGTGCATGACAATACCATTTCTGAAAAGCCATTGTTCGCTGTTAGGTACAGCTTTGAGGAAGGTGAGTCAACTGGATATGGTCAAGTGATTACAGCTAGTGAAATCATTGATATCAGCGTGGAAATTGGTGGCGATGTAACATTTAGAGAGCGCGATAATCACATCTACGGTCGTTTACCTGTTGTTGAATTGATTGAGAACGATGAGCGTCAAGGTTTGTTTGATGGCGTTAAGACCTTGATTAATGCTTTGAATAAAGCTGTTAGTGAAAAAGCTAATGACGTTGACTATTTCGCAGATGCTTATTTGAAAATCGTTGGTGTTGAGCTTGATGATGAGATGGCGTCACGGATTAGAGAAAACCGCATCTTCAACCTATGGAAGAATGGTAACGATGGTGCGTTACCAGATGTTGCCTTTCTTGAGAAACCAAACGCAGATACAACACAAGAGAATCTGATTGCCTTGCTTAAAAAATCAATCTTTGAAGTGGCTATGGTTGCTAACATCTCTGAGCAAGACTTTGGTAATGCTTCAGGAACAGCACTAGCCTTTAAATTACAAGCTATGGATAACTTAGCTAAGATCAAAGATAGAAAGATGCAATCTGCTTTAAATCGTCTGTATGAAGTTGTCTTTAACGTACCGATGGCGAGCGTTCCAAGCGATGCGTGGACGGATATAGAGTATCAGTTTACTAGAAATGTTCCAAGAAATATCTTAGAAGAAGCGCAAGTGGTAGCGCAATTATCTGGACAGGTATCAGACGAAACTAAATTATCTGTCTTGTCTATCGTTGATAATCCAAAACAAGAGCTTGAGAAGATGGACAAAGAAGCTGAACACTCTAGCTTGCTTGAGAAAGAGATGGAAATCAACCAGCGCTTTGCTGATATTTATAACCAACCAGCAGAGGACGAAAGCAAGGAAGTGATGGCAGATGTCGATTGATTATTGGCGTGACCGCTACAAGCTTGAGGAAGCTGTTAGAGCTAGCTCAGATGCTGAATTTGAAGCGCAATTAAAAGCAGTCTATCAGCAACATATCAGAGACATTCAGAACGAAATCGATGGTTTCTGGCAACGCTATGCAGATAGGAACGGCATCACTAAGTTAGAAGCTCAAAAACAAGCTGATAAGATTGATGTGACGTTGGTAGGATTCAAAGCTAAACAGTTGGTAGAACGCGCTGAGCGTTTACGTGCTAGCGGTAAGATAGTTGATGCGTCTTACTTTACTAAGGCTGAGAATGACTTGATGAGGCTTTATAACCTCAAGATGAAAACAAGCCGTTTGGAAGTCTTACAAGCTAATCTTAAGCTGCTACAATACGAGTTGGCTATGAGTGAGCATGAGAATACGCAAAGGCATCTACTTGAAGCTGTTAGACGTGAGCATCTTTATTCGTCTGGGATATTGAAAGACACGCTAGCGAGCTACAAGACACCTAATATAAACGCTGAGGCTATCATCTATGCTAATTTTCACGGCGCAAGATGGGATAAAACCATCTGGAAAAGGCAAGATGCCCTACGGTCTGTTGTGAAAAAAGCTGTTTCTGACACGGTCTTACGTGGTCATGGCACAGCGCCATTGATAAAACAGCTTGAGAGGGAATTTAAGGTATCATACAGCTACGCTAGACGGTTGGCAGTAACTGAGACTGCCAGAGTCTATTCGGAGGCTCAGAGGTTAAACTATGAGGCTAACGGCTTTGATGAGTATGAGATTATCGCTGAAAGTGGCGCTTGTGGTGTCTGCGCTCCTTTGAACGGTACTCATTATAAAGTGTCAGCGATGGCGCCTGGTTACAATGCACCGCCTTTTCACCCTAATTGTCGCTGTACGACAGGGGCTTATTATTCAGTTGACCGTGAAGGTCTGAACGATAACCGTAAATTACTTGATATTGAACCAAGAAGTGATACAATTAAGATGAAAGATATCCAACTCCCACATTCACTAAGTGCTATGGCTAGAGATATCTATGTTAAATCTGATTATCCTGTTAGAGGTGATTATTTAATTAAGCGAGGTAGTACAATCACAAATGTTGAAGTTATTGCCGGGAAAGATGTCAGAAGACAAATAGATGATATCCGCCGATTAGTGAGAGTGCATGGCGGTAAAGCAAAAGATTGGCAAAAAGTAAAAGGTCATGCAATCTTGTCTGATGGTAGAAAAATAGAAGCCCATTGGTATCAAGCGAAGAATGTAGGTAAAGTTGAATTTAAAATCAAGAGGTGGTTATAATGAAAGCTAGGTACATTGGAAAAACCGAATCTCATACTTTGGATAATGGAAAAATTTATGAAATTATTTCAATTGAGCAAGGATGGTACCGAGTAATCGATAAATCTGGTGAAGATTATTTATACCCATCTGAAGAATTTGAAATTGTAGAAGAATAGCACCTAGAGCAATCTAAGTGCTTTTTTATTACCCAAAAACAGGAGGAATAAATGTTAGAGATGTTATGGCAGTTTATCTGCTTTTTATTTTTGTCAGCGTTGGCTGCATTGATCTTGACGATTTGGGTAGTCTTTATCGTAGGATTAATAAAGGCAGTATCGAAAACATGGAAAGGAAAATAATGATGAACAAACGAATGCGGAAGAAATACTAAGTCATTTGATGATAAGTCTATTTTGTACCTTTGTCAATGATGTGAGACCAAAAATGTTATTTTGAAGCTATCCATTTGTTAAGCTTTACTAGGAGCTAGCTCCTAGTAAAGCTTTTCTGATATCGATAGGAGATTTCCATCCTAAAGTTTGCATAGGGAGTCGATTAGAACGATAAAGATAGGTTTTCATCTGCTTGATCAGATCGTCATAGGAGTAGAAGGTCAAGTGCTGGTAGAAACGTCGATTGTCATTTCGATGACTGCGTTCAACCTTGCCATTATGTCTGGGTGTTCGAGGACGAATCAGCTTGTGCTCAATGCCAAGTTCCTGACACAGCAAGTCTAGTGGGTGAACTTGTTTGGTCTCTTTGAAATGAGTGAACTCGAAGCCATTATCCGTTTGGATGATTTTGGGTTTGTATCCAAAGTGTTTGATAGCCATTTTGAGAAATTGAACCGTTGAGTAGGACGACTGCTCTTTGAAAGGGAATATAAAGCGTTCTCGGCTGGCCTCATCAATGACGGTATACTGGTAGAACTTGTCGGGTAGTTTTCCTGTGTAGCAGTGAGTTGGGACGTATTTGACATCCATCTGCCACTT